GAATTGCGTTTGATACAATGCCACGCATACATCACCGCAATGGTGATAGGGGCAACGATGATTAGGTAAATGATATCCATAGTGTTATTTGTCTTATGCGAATATACAATTTGTTATTTGTAATACAAAATTATTGGGGGCGATTATGCCCCCTCGTTTTCACGAATTGATTGAATTAAGCAATGTAACTCATCCAAAAAGAAGTCAACATGATTCAATTTAACAATCATGGCTTCTTGTGTTTGGCTGTCGTAATCATCAAAACGCTCATCCATCAATTCGTCGTTTTTGTTCGATACTTTGACTTGTTGGCAAATTTTGTACAATTTGAATGACAATGTGCCGATTTGGTTTTCCAATTTTTCGAGTTGTTTTGGTGTTAAATTTTTCATATCCGTTTGTATTATGATTCAAAATACGGGGTTATTATTTGTAATTCCAAATTCCAAATACAAAAAGATTCAAAAAAAGTGAGAATTAACCCACTTTCTTTGTAAACGGCGTTATTCCTTTGTGAGTGACTGCAACATGGCAATCAATTTGGGGCATGGGTACACATCCGCCTTATCGGGGCGAACACTATTGTGTGTGTAAACGCCTGGTTCATTCTTCAATGCTCGTTTGGTTACTGCCCAAATATCTTCATTGTATTCCAATGGTATGCCGTATTTGGTTGACCATAGGATCAAAAGGTCTTTAATGGATGCGATTTGTTCATCCGTGTACGAATGCCACAACTTGTATCCTTTGTATGGTTTTTCTAATTCGGTTACTTGGTCGGCGGGTATTTCACCACCCACATAATTGTAAAACTTTGTTCCCTTCTTGGTGATTGGCCCCCAGTTGCAAACCTCAATACCAATTGATGTTTTATCTAATGGCAAATAAGGACATCCCAATGGTTGGAAATGCTTGGTTCCCAATCCCAAATGATACGCCCAATACTCGCTTCCAAATCCTTGTACAATTGTTCCATCGGTTGAGATGGCAACGCAAGTTGAAACCTTGTTGGCTACCTTTTCCCAATATGCGAATGTTTGTTCACCGCTTCCGTTTCCCGCCGTGTGGTGCAAATACACCTGGGTTTTTTTCACCGCCTCGCGGTTGTATGCCCGAAATGGTACTTGTTTAATTTTCATCGTTTTGATTTTTACTTGCCCCGAAATAAAATGATACAACCATTGTTACAATGGAAGTAACCCCACCCGCAATGGTGAAGTAAATGTCTTTTTGATCCGTTGGGAAATCCCAAAAGATAATTGAAAACAGAATGGCATAACTCAACCCCAAAATGAGGATGGCAATAATGCCCGTTGTGTTGGTTTTGAACTTATCGAAATTCATTTGCCTTGGCCTTTATATGGTTTGGATGATTTGTGTTTGTTAACCGACTTGGTATGCCTTCCCAATTTACGCTTGGGCTTGGCACGGAATGTTGATGTGTTGGAAACCTTTGCCATTACAACCCGTTTAATTTAATCATATTTGAAATGGATGCCGTGTCTATGTCCGCCGTATCAATGCCCATAAAAATCATGGTGTTTGCATACTTTTCCGCCTTGGCTTGTGCCTTCTTTACATCCGCTTTCAACGCTTCCTTTTCCGCAACCTTTGATTCAACCATCTTTGCATTCATCGTTTGAGCCATTTTCGTGCATTCTCCCGCACTTTCAATGTTTTTTGATACCTTGCTAAGCAACGCATCAATTTCATCGATTGTAGGGGTTTGTTTTGCGTTTGCAATTGTGAACACATAACCCGTCATAAATAGGGCGGTAAAAACTAACAATGCGTTTTTCATAGTTTTTTCATTGTTTGCATTATACGGATTTCTGTCATGGCACTTGCCAAACACGAATCCGACTTTTTAAGGGCATAACTCAATTTGTCAATCTTGACATCCAACGCCTCAATCTTGGCATTGGCTTTTTCAATTTGCTCTTTGTACCCCGAACGAAGGTCAATATAAAGATACCCCACAGCCAACAGCATACAAAAAGCAACGGCAGCAACTGGGTTCTTACGAAATTGGTCAAAATTGACGGGCAAAGCATTTTTTGGTGTAGCCATTATATTACGGGATCGGGAACAATACAATATGGTGAATCGGGAAACTTAGCACAAAACGATTTTAAGTAAAGGCTTTCGTCCCCGCTAAATGTATGCACCCCACAAGGATTTGGATAAACCGCAAACGGCTCAAACTCTTTCGGTACTTCTGCATAAAATAGAATATCCACCGCCCATTTGTCGCTTTGCTTTGTGCAAACGGGTTTGTCATCCACTTGCCCCCATTGTAAACAAATAAAGCCAATTTCAACAACTGCACAATCAACCCAAGAAGTTGTTTCCGTTCCGTCTGGAGTGGTTGTAGTTGTTTCTATTAATTTGCGAAGGGTTGCCCATTGTGTAGGGGTGAACTCGTATTTCAAAAAGGTTTTCATAAGGTAGTAAGTGATGCGAGTTCTGCGTTTGTTAGGCGGGTTGGGAATAGTGTGACTTGGTTAAATTCTTGTATTGAATCTTGTGTAATTGAAGTTGGAGTTGCACCACCAATTGCCAATACTGAACACGAAGGTATTGTTCCCGTAGTAGAACTTGCCCCTTCTAAAACGCCATTTATATATAATGCAAAACTCCCGCTTTTATATGCGAACGCTATTTTGTATCGTTGTTTTGCTAAAGCACTTGACGAATAAAAAGACATATTAAAACTTGTTGCAACATTTAATACATAACATCGAACTAATCCGCCCGTTCCTCCATCTGGCAAACCAAGAAAAATCCAATTATTTGTACTGCCATCACTTAATTGAATGCGTGTATCAAGTGCAGGATTAACTAATTGATTATTTATATCAGCAAATATCACCCCCTCCGTCTGCCCAATCAAACTACTTATTCCCGTCTTGCTACAAGCATCCGCCACCCTTGTGGCACTTGCTGATGTGGTTGGGATGTAGGATGTGGGGTAGGATGATGCTTCTAATTGTGCGCCCCAAATATAAACTGTATCACCAACTGCGCCCGAACTACCGCGCCCAATGATAAATAAAGAAGATGTGCTATTTGCTACTATTGTAATTGAACACCTATACCATCCGTTCCCTACATTTTCAATCGTTCCCGTTCCGCTTACAACAACTCCCGTATTAAGATTAAAAATTGCATCTGGCGAACTACCCGCCCCGCGAAGTTCTAATCCTAAAAAGTTTTGATTTCCTTTTTTTGCGTATACGCTTGCCGTGTATGTTGCGCCGTTTGTCGTTGTTATTGTTTCATATACTGCGACATAAGTAGAAACATTAGAATACAATGTATCGGCATTTTGCGTCCCATCGGGTGAAATGATTGTGTTTGCCGTAATGGTTACCCCACTTTGAGACCATCCCCCACTTGCCGATGGAACATCAAACTGCTCACTATATTGAACCAAATTCGTACTCTGCTTCTCCAACAACAAACTTGGACACCCGCCCCCGCCATTTTGATAAGTTAATCTTGGAACATTTAATCGGTCGGTAGTGGGGAAATAGGGCTTTGCGGTTGCGCCGATGTTTAGTTGTGCGCCCCATACAAATATCGAACCCGTGGTAATTGAAACTTCCCAAAAATAAGTATCTGCAATTGTAATAGTTCCACCAATTGAACACCTATACCAACCATTGCCAACATTTTCAATTGATGCAGTAAAACCGCTAACACCTCCATAAATTGTAATACTTCCCGCCGTTCCATTTGACAAATCAAAAATACACGCAGCCCCTCGGGAAAATCCACTTGTTACAAATTCCAATCTAATAGAAGAAATGGTATTTGCTTTGGCATAAACGCTTTGTGTAAACTCTCCAATAGGTAAATTAAAACTTCCATTATATAAATATGCTGTTCCCGCTGGCATTGTAAATGTGTCAGCCGTTAAAGTTCCATTCGGTGCGGTTGTTGTGTTTGATGTTATTGAACTACCCGTTCCACTTGTCCCCCAATAAGCATTTGCAAAATCCTCGCTATAACCCACCAAATTCCACGGCGTAACCTCCACCAACCCCGCACTATTTATTCGGGTTCCGTTGGATGCTCGTGTGAATGATAAATCACCCGCACCCGTTTCGGGTATTACCGAATAGACCACATCTTCCTTGTAGCCACTCGGAATCATAATTAAACTTGCTTGTTCTAATAAAGTACTCATACCCTTAATGCGTTTAATTTAATTTCTAAACATTCAATCCCTTCGTAATATCCACCATCTGCCGTGACACGGGCAATATACCCCAATACAATCTCATCCGCCAATGGCGAATAAAACGGGCGTACACCAACAAATGGGCCTTGGTTAAACATTGTACAATATAATCGTACCGCTTGACAAGGTGATTGATGAAATATAAGTGCCATCGGGTACACAAACGAAACCACCTTGACGGATCGTTACACTTGTTAATCCTAATGTTGTCATCAATGATGCACTTGCCTGGTCTAAACAAGCCGAAACCACGCAGTCACTATTGACCACAAAGCCACGAAATTGACCAACCTTGGCCGATGTATTGGCAACGACTACACTTCCCGTGTAACCCGCCGAAAATGAACTTGCGTTAATACTCATATCTATAAAACGATTAAATTGTTACTTGTTAGGGGTTGGCGTTAATTGGTCCAATGCCTTGCGCCCACAATGTTCCGTCACAACATTTTTTGGAATATGTTAATTTGTCTTTGCATAAACACGCCCTTGTTCCACCGCCTTGTGGTGAACTCCGTGATGGTGTTTTCCACCCGTTCTGGGTGTTGTTCGGGTTGTTGGGGTTGTTCCAATTGCTCATTTTCTTGTGATTAAAAGTATCAAAAATAACAATGCCAATATCAATGCCAAACCAACACCCACCATTTGGGGCAAACTGATTTTTTCTTTGTATTGGATTTGTGGTGGTAATGTAATTGTCTTTGTAAATCTGATGGTGTCGGCCTTCACAACTGTCTTAATTCTTATCACATCGTGATTGCGGTATACAATCGTTTTAACGCCATCTTTTTCAATTGTGAGGGTATCAATCGTTTTTGTGTTAAAAGTGTCTGTAATGGTCACAGAATCGCGTACAAATAGCGTATCGATGGTGTGGGTGGTTGTTTGTGCCATTGCGGGGTTCTTTTTAATGGCTTGTTTCAAATGATACTCCGCAGAACACCCACTCAACATCACCAAAAGAATCGTTGCCTTTGTGAACAAATCACAATTAGCGGGTTTCACGATTTTCAATTCCGTGAAATACTTGGTCAATTTCTTAACCTTTTCATCCTTTGGCTTGTATGTCTTTTTTACAAATTCCATGAAACATAGTTTGATGGGTTGGTGTTTGGGTATTCACCCGCTTGTTGATCCTCCGTGTATTGTGAAAATAATTGTGGGTAGTAACTCAAATAATCCACAACCCTACGGCGATAAGTTTCGGCGATGTTTCTTTGGCGTTGAACCAATGTATCAATTTCACTTTTCTCTGGCAAGGTGGTGTTTTCGGGTGAGTTACGCAAAATACCCGCATTGGTTACCTCATAACCATGGAACAACAACAAATCGGCCATGGCGTAATGAATCAACATCGGTTGTACATAATGTGAAACCAAAGTTTGATAATTGCCCGTTAATGTGTTGTTCTCGACCTGGGTTAAAATGTACCGATACAATTTTGTTCCCAACAATTCTTGAACTTGAATATCTTGGGCGATTTTTACGAATGGATAGATTTTGTCTACATCCACATTACCACCCAATTGGGTATACTTAAAAATCAACTCTTTGTCGATTAATAGAATATCATCGTTTGCGTACATCTTATTTGTTTTTTAATGAACCTTTGTTTGGCATATCAATCGGTCTTGTTTTGGCAGTATCCCACCCGCTTGGTGAAAATGGAACACCCGCCTTATCCGCTGATTTGTTTGAAACCTCGTTGTAATTTTCCAAGTTTCTATTATCACCCGTTTCACCAGGTTGTTTTGGAAGGAATTTACCTTTGATTTGTTTTCTTCTAAATGTCAATCGTTCCCATCTGTGATGGCAATTAACCCCACCTTTGTATTTCCAAATTGAATAGTTGGATTCACCTTGTGGTGCGAATTGTCCGTTCACACCCGCATCACCCATGGCAATAATATCTTCACGGCGATAAATTACTCCCCCTTTGGATTCTTGAACCATTGCAGAACAAAACTGCCTTGAATTGT